TTCCCGACATCAAGACGCTGAACAAGACGCTGGAGCTTCTGCTGAAGAACGCATCGCTGTCTATCGCTGGTGTCTACACGGCCGCAGACGATGGTGTCCTGAACCCGCAGACCATCCGCATTACGCCCGGTGCTATCATCCCGGTCGCGCGTAACGGCGGTCCGCAGGGAGAGAGCCTGCGTCAGTTGCCGCGATCAGGCGACTTCAACGTGTCGCAGATCGTGATTAACGATCTTCGCATGAGCGTGAAGAAGATCATGCTTGATGACTCCCTGCCGCCGGACAATATGTCGGCTCGCAGCGCGACCGAAATCGCAGAGCGCATGAAGGAACTGGCACAGAATCTAGGCAGCGCGTTTGGTCGTCTGATTACCGAGACGATGATCCCGGTTGTGTCCCGCGTCATGTACGTCATGGACGAGCGCGGCATGATCGAGATGCCGCTGCGTGTGAATGGCTTGGAGGTAAAGGTATCTCCGGTATCGCCAATCGCCCAGGCGCAGAACATGGGCGACATTGAGAAGATCACGCAATGGGTCCAGCTATCGCAGGCGCTTGGGCCGGAAGGCACGATGGCTCCTCGGATGGGTGCGATTGCCGATTACATTGCTGATAAGTTAGGGGTTCCTGCTGAACTCCGCACAACGCCGCAGGAGCGCCAGATGGCAATGCAGCAGGCGGCTGAGATGGCGCAGATGGCGGCACAACAGGGCATGATCGAAGGAGGACAATGACAGAAGTAGAAGGGTGGGAAGGACTACGGCAAGCAGCGCCGGAGTTCCGTCGCACGAATGAGCAGGAACGTGACGACATTGATCGCATGTACCTGCGAGTATTCGGCAGCGAAGACGGGCAGAAGATATTGGAGCATCTGCGTTCGCTGACGATAGAGCAGCCTACTTGGTATCCGGGCGAAGAAGCAAGCCACGGCTATGCTAGGGAAGGGCAAAATTCACTGGTCCGCGAAATTGAGCGGCGTATTAAAAGGGCATCACAGTTATGAGCGAAGAAGCAGAAAACACAGAGAGTTCCGGCGAGGGTCTTCTCGCTGGTGCGGCACCTGCGGTCGAAGAAGCGCCGCAGGAAGAAGCAGCAATCGACCATCGCGTTCCTGACGATCAGCCTAGCGTAGAGCAGGTTACTGTCGCGGAAAACGATGAGGAAGTAGAGTTCGAGCGTCCTGACTGGTATCCAGAAAAGTTCTGGAACGATGATGAAGGTCCGGACCTTGAGAATCTCGCAAAATCATATAATGAACTTCAGAAGAAGTTCTCTCAGGGCAAGCACAAAGCGCCTGAAGAATATGACGTGAAGATGTTTGAGGAAGCTAATATCGGCGAAGATGACGAACTTTTCTCAACGTACAAAGATTGGGCGAAAGAAAACGGCATCAGCCAGCAGGCTTTCGAAGACTTGGCGTCAAAGTTTATCAGCATGGCTGGGCAAGAGCAGGAACTTGCCGAAGTCTCGTACAAGGAAGAACACAAGAAACTGGGGCCGAACGCGGACATGACGATCAAGTCCATGACCGAGTGGGCGCAGGGTCTTGTCCGTAAGGGTGTGTGGAGCGGCGACGACTTTGAGGAGTTTAAGATCATGGGCGGCACCGCCCAAGGTCTGCGCGCCTTGCAGAAGGTCCGCTCATATTATGGCGATCAGCCTGTGCCGGTGGATGTCGGCCCGATTGACGGCCTTCCGTCGAAGGAAGAACTGTCCGCTATGGTGGCAAAACCTGAGTACATCAGCGATCCGGGCTACCGCGCCAAGGTCGAGAAGATGTTCGATCAGGTATATGGCACACAGGATTACTCAGCGATATGAGAAGGCAAGCACCCATAGAGCAAGAACTAAAAGCCCCAGACGTTGATTATGGTGGCTTTTTTGAGGATCACCCCAACGGAGACAGCGACAAACGTCCTTCCTTGGGGTACTGCACGATCCAGAAAATTGAGAGAATAGTGTTCGAAATCAAGCGGACTAGCCATAGTCTGTCTTGACAAAAGCCTATTTACAATGTAGCGCCTCGTTCCTATAATCATTCCGACGGATAACCTTCTGGCCCGTTAGACCGGCCTTGGGACGAGGCGCAAAACCGTTCAAGCCGCAGCCCGACACGGATACCTGCTAGGCGTTTTTCGTAAACCGAACCGAAAGGAAAAAGGAAATGGCCGTAGGCATTTCTAACGCTTTCGTTCAGTTGTTCGATGCGGAAGTCAAGCAGGCTTATCAGGCTTCCCGTATGCTCGCAGGTGCGACCCGCGAGCGGAACAACGTCGAAGGCTCGGTCGTGAAGTTCCCGAAAATTGGGAAAGGCACGGCAACGGTCCGCGTACCGCAGACCGACGTTACCCCGCTGAACGTCACCTACTCGCAGGTGTCCGCCACGATGGAAGACTACATCGCTGCCGAATACAGCGACATCTTCCATCAGGCCAAAGTGAACTTCGATGAGCGCCGTGAACTGGTGCAGGTCGTTGGTAACGCTATTGGTCGTCGGATGGATCAGCTTGTTATCGACGCGCTGAACTCAGCTTCGTCGCCCTCGACTGTCGGCACCGAAGTCGGCGGCGCGGGTACGAACCTTAACCTCGCCAAACTACTCGCGGCGAAGAAGGCTCTGGACGCGAATAACGTCCCGGCTGAAGGTCGTATGATGGTCATTCACGCGAATGGTCTGTCGGCCCTTCTGGACGAAACGGAACTCACCTCCAGCGATTTTGCGACCGTCAAAGCGCTTAGTGCTGGGGAAATCAACACCTTCCTTGGTTTCCGTTTCATCATGCTTGGTGATCGTGACGAAGGCGGTCTTCCGCTGCCGTCCACCCGCACCAGCTTCGCGTTCCATCGTGACGCGGTTGGTCTGGGCATCAGCATGGCTCAGAAGTCTGAAATCAACTATGTGCCTGAGAAGACGTCGTTCCTTGTCTCCTCGATGTTCTCCGCTGGTGCGGTTGCCATCGACGACGAGGGTATCGTCAAAATCAGCAGCACTGAGTAAGGAGTTAGATCATGGCTTTTGATTCTGCTGGACTCGGCGTTGTATCGGCTTCGAAGAAGGGTAACGCTCCGGCGATTTACACCTATCAGACCGCCGACACGATCGCTACCGTAAACACTGCGGGATATTTCAACGATATCTCCGACACGCTCGCTGTTGGCGATCTGATCTACTGTGTCACCTCCACGGGTGGCACACGGGTCAGCACGCTGACGCAGGTTCTCTCGAACAGCGGTGGTGTGGTTGACGTTGCGGACGGCACGACGCTTGCCGCTACCGACGGCGACTAATAAGATTGGGGCGGGTTTCGGCCCGCCCCTTTCACTTTAGGAGATCGGCATGGCCGCAGGTGATACTAAACTTTCGATCTGTTCTGACGCGCTCATCATGCTGGGCGCTGCTCCTCTTTCTAGCTTCAGCGATGGAACTGACGAGGCGCAGATCGCAGACCGTCTGTATGACGATATCCGCGACACGCTGATAATGCAGTATCCGTACAGCTGGAGCGTCAAGAAGGTCCAGCTTGCACAGCTTGCCGACACTCCGATTAACGAATGGAAGTACAAATACGCGCTGCCCGGTGATATCCTGGGCAACCCCAAGGCTGTCTTCAACACCAGTGCGACAGGCGCTCTGCCGCTGCGCGAGTTCGAGATTTACAGCGGCGGCGTCTATACGAATTACGAACAGGTTTGGGTTGATTACCAGTTCCGTCCAGAACCTGCCTCATTTCCGCCTTATTTTATCAACCTCCTGCGCCATGCGCTTGCTGCGACATTTGCTGAACCCATCACGGATCAGCTGACAAAGGCGCAGTATTTTCACGAAATGGCTTTCGGAAGCCCCACGCAGAACATGCGCGGTGGGTTGGTGCGCGTTTCAATGAACATCGACGGCGGTGACAGACCGCCGCAGAACATCATGGAGTTCCCGCTGACGGATGTCCGTGGATGAGTCGGATTGCCTTCATACAGAACGACTTTACGTCTGGTGAACTGGACCCGAAGCTGCGGGCGCGTACTGACATTCCTCAGTATTCATCCGGCCTGACGACTGCGAC